CAGGTTTTCACCGTATCGTACGGGCTTTTAGGAACCCATAAAAGGGGTTTCCAGGGGGACTATCTGGTCTTTTGATTCGAGCCCGTGGATTGACACGGGGGGAGGAGTTCGCTCCCTCGCTTTGCCACAGATTGTCGGGTCTGTGGGTTTCGCTTCCAAACTGCTGTGGTTGTGGTGACCATTGCAGAAAGCCCAGGTTCGTTGTAGCGAAGCCACTTGCACTCTCCCTCTCCGGAGTGTTTAGCTGGTTAGCCGTAGACCTGGCATCCGTGCTTTTTAGTACGTTAGTTGTCGAACTAGGAGTATTCGTTCCGCAGCAGGGATTCGCACGTCCCTGCTGTTTGTAATCGTGCATCTGCTCAATTTCCTAAAAAGCAACCAGTCGTTATGCGTCCGACTGTGAATAAAAACAGACGCGTCACTCTCTCCACCCAACCACTCAAGGCCACTTCCAAAAAGAAATCCACCAAACAAACTTCACAGGATGACATTGTTCAGCGTCTCCGTGCTGAGGGCAAACGTCGTGAGCGTGGTGAGCGCACTGACCAGCTCAAAAAGCAATATGAATACATCAAACATGAACAGAAGGAGGGTCGAGCGACTCACCTTGGTCGCGTTATTCGCGGTCGCGGGGATTACACTGTCGGCCGGAACATTGGTTCCAAGGTCGGCGGCTGGATTGGGGACAAGCTCGAGGGATTCGTTCGCCAGATCTTTGGGTCTGGTGATTATCAGATCCAAGGGGATGCTAGCGGCATCCAACAGAACTCGCTTGTCCAAGGGTCCAACATCCCTGCCATGCATGACACTTCATTGGGAGCTGTATCCATTAAGTTTCATGAGTTCATTGGTAACATTGCTATGACATCAGCCTTCTCCGTCAAATCTTACCCCATTGATATCACTCAATCCACTGTCTTCCCATGGGTTAATAGAATTGCCTCTAACTACCAGCAGTGGGAGTTGGCTGGTTGTGTCTTCTTTTTGCGTAGCCTCTCCGCTGACACTTCTGTTGCCCCTACTCAGGGCATGGGCGCAATTTATGGTTCTGTGCGTTATGACACCGCCTCTGACGCCCCCACGTCCAAAGTTGACATTCTAAATTCCACCATGTCTAGTTCTGCCAAGCCAAGCGAGCACCAGGCTTTCCCCGTTGAGTGTGCCCGGGCGCAGACGCAAGTTCCCTTGCTCAAAGTGCTGCCACGTGGCGCTATTGTCAGTGCTAACGACCTTCAGATGTACATGGTGGGTTACTTTGACTTGGCAACTGAAGGTGCTCCCAATCCTTATATCGAGGCAGCCGAGTTGTACGTTACGTATGATGTTCGGTTCTTCAAGCCACGAGTGGAGGAGGTTTTTGCTGGGGGTCTTTACATGTTAGATTGTCTGAACTCTTCGTTGTCCCAACCATTTGCACCAATTCCTGATACTGTGGCCGTCGCACAGCCCAGGTTTAACAATCTTGGTGTTGTTTTGGCTGCCTCAAAAGACCGTGTTACCTTTCCATTGACCACTAACACCAACCAAACTTTCCAATTGACCTTCACAGCCTTTGGTTCATCAGTGCTGGCCAACCTCGCCCCGTATGTCCTTGCCCTCTCAGGCGGTCTTGTGCGCTCTAATGCTTATGTTGATCAGACGGAGTACCTCGTGTCTGCTCCTTCAACCAACACCAATACAGGGTGTGCTTGCATCATTGTTCAAGCCTACTTCCGTTACAATGGGTCTGGAACTGCATCCATCCCTCCGACTGTTTCCATTTCCACCACTGGTAGTGCATTGCCTGCTACCACAAAGGGGTCTACTCTAGTTATTATTGCTATACCTACCGTTATGGTCTCAGGATTGACATCAGTGCCACGTGAGACTTACACGCGGAGAGAGTTTTTCCAGTACTTGTGTGACATGATCGCAAATCGGCCATCGACGAGTGAGCCTCCTCGAGGCTTCGGGCGTCTTGGCGACTGGACTACAACACTCACCCGATTTGATGAATGGCCAGTGGGCAAAGAGCTTGTTCGCTCCACCTCACCTTTTGATCAGACATTCCTCGAGGCACTAGCGGCCATTTCCAAGTACATTGGCCCCACCACTTATGAATCAAAAACATCTTCATCTGACTTCGTTCTCACCCACTTCTGAACTTCTTTCTGCCTAGCGACGGCATTAAACGAGCACCGACCTTCCTAGTAACTCATCCCTCCTTCACCGCATCTATAAACCTTTAGTCTATGTGTGTATCTGAACCCCTCTATCAATCGGCTTATGCGAGTGTGCACAATGTGAGACTCGCTCGCCCCTGGAGGTACTATGGATATGCATGTAGTTGCATTCTAGCTAAAACTATTGGCGTTAGATAGGAGGTTAGAGTTATTTCGCCGCATTCTACACTTGCACATCGTGGATGGGTTCTTCCCGTAAAGCCACTTCTAAAAGTACGCATTCTTTCCTACTTTCCACTTGCACATTTCTCCTTTTTGTTTTTAGAGTTACTTTCCTTTTTTGATGATGAACCTTAAAATTTTATGTTCTCCCTGGCTAGCATGATGTTTACATTCGATTGCCCTCCCAGGTTCTGAGGTGTTGCCTGAGTGCCCCTCTCTGTCTTCAATATAGCATGGCAATGCTAATCTTAAAAGTCTTGTTGTTCACAATCGGACTGGATACTGATATCTATGGGCACCAACTGTTAAAGGCGGTGTCTTGTGACTCGGTTAGTCAGAAACTGTTTTGAGATTAAACCCTTTGAGGCTCTCCACTATTCGACATTCCAATTCGCTGTTTCTCTCTGGCTCGGTGCCAGATTACACTCTTCATTCTTACAAATCGCAGTCCTTCGACAGCACTCTAGGTTATCCTGGAGAAGGACCCGGGTCAGCACTCCGCTCTAACGAGAGGGGTGATACCCGTAATCAAAAAGGCAACAAACATCCTAGGGATGCTAAACGTGTTGACCGGGACAATGAACATATCCGAGTTAAGCCTACTCGAAAAGATATTTCTAGCGACTTCAGTCTTGTCCGCGGTCCACAACCACCGCCACCACCACCACCTGTTCCACCCAGTGTGCTTGAGATTCACAACCGTGCGCGCCCTTTTGGTTTTGTTCGCCGTTTGCGGGCGGCACTCAATGGGAACAATGGTTCTGCGACCAACACTGACGATGTTGATGATCTCCAGTGCGCATTGCAACGTATCGCCCTCACCCCATTTCATAATCCTATTGGTGATGAGCTTAACCCACTCTTGCCTGTTCCTGGTGTTGTTGGAATTATTTATCAGTATTGTTTGTTCCACTGTGGCTGTGTCGATCCTTTTTCCATACGCGAGGTTAATCTGCGTGAGGCTTGGTCCTGCCCCACTCCTTATTTTTGTGATTTCACCACATTCTACTCCTCACCAAATCGTTTTACTGATATCATGTCTGAGCACGACCCTCTGGAATTATGGACTGAGGTCACCTTTGTCACTCACTCCTTGCCACTCGGATATCCAAATACTTTGGTTTGTATTCCTGAGGCGGGTGGTGTTATTCTAAGTTGTGACTATAAGCTACCACAGCGTGAGTTTGAAGCAGTTGTCTGGGCCGAAGTCAATGAGGAGGCTCTTGTTCTGCATCAGGGTGATACTGACGATGAGTATGAAGACAATGATTTTGTCGTTCGCTTTGCACTCAACGGGAATAATGGGTCAGTGACTGGTCTCGACGACGTTGAGCCAGGACCAAATTTTGTTGAGTGTAAACAACGACCTGCCGTTTGTCGCTCCAATCATTCTCACCGCAAGGTCTTACCACGTAATGCACTGCAAGCCTTTGCTGCCCGTGAGGCTCGAAGGGATGGCGATCATGTGCGGTCGATACCCGTGTATGAGGACTGTCCTAATATTTATCCCGCATGTCTCATTCCTGTCCATTACCACCTTGTTGCCCCGCTTCTTCCTATTTATGAGGATATAGAGCTTCAACCCCTCGTCCCCCTCGCTGTGCAACCCAACCCCGTCGTTGCCGCCGATGGATGGCAGGTTATGCCTGAGGAGAAGGTTGTTGACCATTCAGCAGCTCAAGTTGCCGCCACACAAGCGTTCCTAGCGCAACAAGCGTCAGCCCCCATTGTCAATCCACCTCCGCCACCTTCCCATGGCGCTCTGCCCGTTGTCAACGCGCCCCTTTCTTTTGCTTCTGCTGCACTCAACGCTGTTTACGAAGCTGCCCACCCTAACATTGGTTTACTCCCAGTTGTAGTTCCGGTTTTACCGAGAATTGATGTTAGTGTTGAGCAGCGAGATGAACAAAAGGCATTGGAATATGAGGCGCGTGAGCTGCGTGAAGAGCAAGACGCTGAGCTTAAGGCCATGGATAAGGAGATTGCCGATATTAAAGCGGCTTGTGACATCCAGATTGTCGTTATACGCCGACTCTTGGATGTCGAGGAAGATGTTGGTAGGCACCAAGCCATGCAACAAGACCTCGCTCGTCTTTGCATGGGGATGACAGCACGCTTGTATCCTGACTACTCGTCAGCAACCAATGGTGAGGCGCACCCTAATGTGTACACCAACCAGATGCAGCGAGTTCGTGATCATCGTAATGCATTGAGGGCTGCCGCACTTGAGGAGGCGCCCGCGTTTAACCTCTTTGATCGGCCGCCACAACGCCAGTATCTTCATCGTCGATTTCTCGATGGCCCATTGCCCGTTGTGACACCTTTAGCTGAGAACATTGGTTTTTTTGAACGCGCTGCTCTTGCTATACCGCCTCCTCCGCCACCTTTAGTCATCCCTCCCGTTGTTGTCCCTGCTGTCATTCCTCAAGTGCCACAGAATATCCCACTTGTTCACCATCCATTCCAGCCGCTCGCCGCCTTCATTGGTCCTCGTGCCCCGGTGCCACGACAACCTATGCTGCCTTTTGACCCCGTTCCTCTTGCAGTTCATCGTAACTGGCTAGCACCTGACAGGCAGGTTGAGTTAGAGGAACCTTTGTTGGCTAGGAGAGAACCCGCCGATGGCAGTGATTCTGATGAGGACGTATTCGAGGGTGACTTACCCAATATGGCCATTGGTGGCGACGATCACTTTGCTGTGGAAGGGAGGGATTATATAGAGCTCCCTGACGGAAGGTTAGATAGAGTCCCTTTATTGAGGCGATTGCGTAATGCTGTTGTTCGTCGACACCCACGCTTGGTTGCCACTCTTTACGGCATGATTAACCCTCCGCCACCTCCACCTCGAATTCGACACCAAGCAGTGCCTGCTGCTCCCTTTGGTCCACCCCCTGAAGGTGTTGTTTATGTTCCACCTCCCCCACTCATGGATGCTGACGGTAACTTGCTTCCTCCTGAAAATGTGCCAAAGACCTTCATCGATCTTGGGTTCCGTGAGGTGCTTCTCTTTATGGATTTACCCTCTGATTATTCCTCTTATGCTGATCGCATAGTCGATTTTTTCACTAGCCTCATCCCAGCCTTGCACACAATGGATCTTCCGAGGTATAACGACAATCAGGGAACAACACGTGCGGAATCCGTGTCGTTAGAGAGTGTGGAGTCCAAACGTTGGTACTGGAATTTGTTTGCTCGTTTTTGTTCACCCAATTACAATGAATCGCGGCCTGTGCGTGCACAACGCATCAAGAATGTGCAGCATGTCCTCGTTGCGACTTCCTTTAAGTCGTGTCGTTCAGCATTCATTTGTGAAGATTTGCTCCATGATATGACACGAATGATCGAGAATAAGTATCGTGACCTCAATAATAGGGAAGTTGCGTACTATGACGGTGATCGTGGGGGCATAGCCTGTCGGCTCGGCTTTAGTACCGCCGCTCGCACTGCAGCCTCTACTTCACCCTCTTATCAGCTTTTGCTTGACAATAACCCAGCTTTGGCTGCTGACACTCTTATTCACTATTGTCAACAGGCCCTTTTTCTCGATTATATTCGTCTTCTCTCCATGCCACGCAACCTTCATTCAACTTTTCGTCGAAGGGGTCACTCCAATTTCATCCGGAGTTCAGGGCCCCGTTCAAATTGGGCGTTGCGAAATGTTTAACTGATCTTCCATTTGAGTATAATGGTATGTTTACATGTACCAAGGGTGAGCAATTTTGGGTTGACGGAGAGGTTGTTTTTCCTCCCGGTGATGAGGATTTGCAAGCCGACGGGACCTATCGCTCTATGTTTGGGCCTGGTGCTTCACACTCTGGTGTCATTCTTGCTGATACTGATTCCAACTTTCGTTTAGCCTTGCGTCGACTCACTTGTAAACGTGAGCTTGACACACCCGGATACCATTGGTACCTTCGTTATGCACAAATTTCTTTTCTTCGTCATCATCAGCGCTTCATCGACCATCTGGCCGAATTGTACAAGCCTGTTCTGATGCAGTTCACCAACTCTGTTGATGAAGCTGAGCTACATCATGCTGACCCACATAACAAACGTGAGTTGCGCATTCGGGCCTATGATGAACAGATTGAGAAAGGAGTTGCTTATGACGAGCAGGATCCATGGATGCAGGGGAATGTCACTGCTAAGGCCAAAAGAGACGAGTACATGAAGCCTAACAAGTACGGGCGTTGTATTTTTGACTTCAAAACTCCTGCCTCTTTGGTGGGATTTCGGCTTTGTAATTTTGTTAAACAAGCTCAGCTCGACTCTATCGTTCATATCAATGGCGGCACTATTGAGTTTTGTAAATCTCCCGATCCAACTCAGCTCGCACGCATCTTTCGCACTCTACATGACCCTCCTGGTCGCTTTTACTTCATTTATTTTTCTGACGACTCTTGTCTTGCTGTACGAAAACCCACTTGTGTTGAATGGTATAATCTTGATATCAAATCTTGTGATTCATCGCACACTGGTGCCCTTTTTCAAGCTATGCGCAACGCCATGCCACCCCATTGCCACAACGCCTTTGACCTTCTTATAAAGCAGTGCTCTACTAAGATCAAGGTCACTTCGCGAGGTAACAGGGAACATTATGTGAAGTTGAAGCCCTTCGAGCCACTCCTCATGAGTGGAACTACTCTCACAGGGGCTATCAATGGATTTGCGAACACACTCATCGCTTATTCTATTAGCCTTCTTGATGACATCACAGGGCCTGGCATGGTTGAAGCCGCTGCTCGTGTCGGATACGTCCTCACTGGTTGTGACAAGCCTTTGACCTGCTTTGAGGAGGTACAATTCCTCAAGCATAGTCCTGTGCTCGACACAGATGGACAATGGCAGCCCATGCTTAACCTTGGTGTTCTCATTCGTGCCAGTGGATCCTGCCACGGTGATCTACCTGGGCGAGGTGAAATAGAACCTAGAGCTCGTCTCTTTCAGGCGCAGTTATTGCATGGAGCTTATCCATACACAGCTTGCAAAGTGCTTGACACCATGCGACTTGCCACTCGTGTCGCCACTCCTCTCATCACCTCTATTCCTTCTGTTCTTCAACACAAAGTAACTCCTGAAGCTCTCCATTACCCTCCTTACCGTGCCCTTGACTCTTCTGTTTACCGCCGGTATAACCTCTCACCAAGCCACATTAGTGACCTTGAGAACGTTTACGCTCCCATGGAATTCGGCCAATGGTATCATGGACCTTCAGTTTCTTCTATCCTCTCGTTGGATTATGGGTTGACTACCGTCTCAGGTGAGGACCATGCTTGGCTCGGCCAGGCTCGTCTCCTCCATGACGGACTCTTCTCTAATCCCGGAGTGTGAACTACAGGCAACGCACACACCTCGTGTGTTGTCATACCTTTCACTCCTCTTCAAATCCGTGCTTTCCACGGTCGTCCCCTTAAGACGTGACAGATTAGGGTGGCCTCGGAATGGCCAAACACTGATATTGCC